ATGACCGACCCTGCGGACAATACCGCAATGCTCGTCACGCGGCTGCGGGCTCTGCTGTCGGACCGGAGGGCCGGAGCGACCTGCTTTACCTATCAGGAGCTCGCAAAGGCGCTTGGACTGGCTTCCCCCGGCAGCATCCAGCGGATCGCCGCCGCGCTCGAGCAGACGATGCAAGAGGATGTGGCTGCCGGGCGGCCCATGATCGCGGCGCTGGTCGTCAGCCGCACGGAGCGCCAGCCGCGGCGCGGTTTCTTCGATCTTGCAGTCGAACTGGGCCGGTTTCCGGCCGATGCGGAACGTCATTATGCGGCATGGCAGTCGGAGTGCACCGCAGTTTTCAAGAAGGGCTGCGGAAACGGCGCCTGACGTAGTTGCGCGAAGAAGAACGCCTTAGATGACCAACCTCGAACCGGTGCATCGAGGTTGGTGGCAAACACGGTGGACCTAGTCTTCATAAGACGCTCTGTGCGACTTTTATACCCACCACGTGCAGCGTCACGATGTTCGTCGCTCCACTGCCTTCATGGTGAGGCGGTCGGCCAGAGCTGCGCGCGCAGTCCGCCCAAGGCACGGTTCTCGACCGGCTTACATCATCATCCCTCGCCCAGCATCTCGAGAAGCCTGCCATCTTCGCTGGGCCGCGGATCCTCCTTGAGATCGAAGACCACCCCGCCGATCATGGCGCGCCATTCCGAGGTAATCCCTACGCTCTGCGCGGACCACCGCACGGTGATGATGACCGGTGCCTTCGATACGAGTCTCGCCTGCATGACGGCCTCGGAGCCGCGCAGATAGAGGATGTGGGCCCAGAGGGTGAAGCGGTCCTCCCAGCCATGGACGACGCCCCCCATGTCGTCCTCGATCATGACGAACGACTGGAAGGTAACACGCCGATCGAGCTGCCCCGCGTCCCTGCTCACAGCCGGATCCTGCGATACGGCGCCAGCAGCGCCTCGACGGCGAAGGGCAAGGCGGTGCCTGTGCCCGTCACCTGCCGATGCTCGTACCACTGCGTGACCAGCAGCAGCATGGCCTGACGGATGGCGGCAGGCACATCGGCGGGAGCGCCATAGCCCGCGGTGAAGGTGATTGCGGCGGGCCGGCCGAAGCCGGAGATCGGCCGCAGCAGCGGGTGCTGATCCTGCAGGGCGAGCTCATGGATCAGCTCGCCCCCTTCCGCGTCGGCGAACACGGCGCTGCTGATCACGGTATCAGGAAACGGCAGCCGGATCGGCCCGGTGACCGCCGCCAGTTCCGCGCGCCAGGTCTGTGTGACAAGGCACCGGCCGAAGATCCCGGCCGGGCCGTCAAGCCAGGCGGTGGCTGCGTCGATGTAATGCTGGAGGAGGAGATCCTCGTCATCATGCGAGACGCGGGCCTGCGCCTTGACCTCGGCCAGCGTGATCGGCGGTGCGGCGGGCGGGACGACGAGGACCAGCCGCATCAGTCCGCGACCTTGCCGTAGACGGCGCGATCGACGCCCTGTCCGGTGAAGTCGGCCTCATCAGGGCGCACCCGGTTGGGGTCGTTCCAGTCAATGGCGTTCTGCGCAGCGGTGGTGCCCTCGCGCGGATTGGCGTCGACGCTCTCGTGGCTCACATCGACGGCGTCGGTGATCGCGGGTTCGATGATCGCGCCCGAGGCCTCCTCCAGCGCTGCCGCCGGCGCAGGATCAGCGGCACCGTGGGTGCCCTTCTCGATCGCAGCCGCATCGGCTTTCAATGCGGCATCAGTCTTCTTCCCAGCCATGATGGCCTCCATTCGGACAAGGGTGGGCGCCCGGCGTTCCTCGCCGGGCCGCTGGGTCAGGCTGCGGCCATCCTGAGGACCCGCAGCATCTCGGGATTGAGCAGCCCGCCGCCCACACGCTTGGTGGTGTAGAAGTGGACATAGGGCTTGTTGGTGAAGGGATCGCGCAGGACCCGCACGCCGGTGCGGTCCACGATCAGGTAGCCGCGGCGGAAGTCGCCGAAGGCCACCGGCATGGCACCCGGGGCGACGTCCGGCATGGCCGCCATTTCCGTCACCGGATAGGCCAGCACGTTCTGCGGCTGCCCTTCGGTGAAGGAGGGCTGCCAGAGGTAGTTGCCCTGACCGTCCTTGAGCTTGCGGATGCTTGCGAGCGTGTTGCGGTTGGCGACCAGACGGGCGTTCTGTGCCGCCTGACCGGGGAGCGAGTAGACCAGGTCGATCAGCTCGTCGGCGGTGATCGCCGTCGCACTCTCGGCGGTGATGGTCGGGATCGCCCCCCAAGGGTGGGCAGTCGCCTTCGATCCACCCTCGGCATAGGTCAGGACCCCCGAGGGCTTGTTGACGCCGTCACCGGCCACGAAGGCGATGCCCTCCTGGTAGGCGAACTCGGCCTCGATCTCGCTGGCGATCCACTGCTCGAGGTTGATGGCGGCATCATCGAGCATCTGCTGGGTGGCGCCCGGGTTGGCGTAGATCTCGCCCGGGGTGTAGTCGAGATGCCCGAACTGCGGCGTGCTGGTCTGCGGCCGCGGGGCGGTCTCGCCGACCCAGCCCGAGCCGAAGCCTTGCGCCGAGAAGAGCTTCCGGAAGCCTGCACCGGAGATCGTCTGCACCGAGGCAATCTGGCGCATGGGCGAGACCTCGACCAGCTTGTCGGTGATGGTGCGGTCCCATTCGATCGGCGCCAGATAGCCACCCTCGGCGTCCGCACCCTTGTTCAGCGCCGCCGAGACCTCGCCCTTGCGGAAGTGGGCGCGGAAGGCGTCGGTGTAGGCGGCATCGACCGGGCCGGGTGCGCCACCCGTGCCGCCGATGCGCAGGGCTGCGATCTGCGCGGCCTGCGTGTCCATGGCGGCTTGCAGCTCGCCCACGGCCGCATTGATGCGGTCCACCTTCTCGGCCCGGACCACGTCTTCCTGGCCTTTCCTGAGCGCGGCCAGCTGATCGCTGTGCTCGGCCTTGAATGCCTCGAAGCTCTTCTGCAGCTCGGCGAAGATCTGCTTCGGATCGCCGCTGGCATCAGCGCGCAGGGCGACGATCCCGCGCGTCAGCGCAGGGTGGGACATCATGTTCATGGGATTGCCTCTCAGGTGAGCGTCTGGATGAGGGACCGCGCGGCGGCGGTCCAGTCGTCGTCAGCGCGCGGCATGACGTGTGCGGCAGCGTCCTGCGTGCCGCGGAGTTCGGCCAGGAGCGCGCGGCGTTCCGACCGGGGAATGTTCTGGCGGGCGAGCAGCGTGTCGATGCGGCGCAGGGCGCTCGGGGCGTCGGGCTGCACGCCCCCATCACGGGTCACATCGGCGGCCAAGAGCCCGTCAGCGAGCCCGGCCGCGACGGCTTCCGGGCCCGTGAACCAGCGTTCGCTGTCCATCCACTCTGCTGCGATCTCGGGATCGACGTCCGCCTTGGCGGCGTAGACCTCCGCCATGGCTGTATCGAAGGGCATCATCGTCTCGGCGGCCGCGGCCATGTCGTGGCGGTTGCCGATGGCGACCACCCAGGCATTGTGGACCATCAGGAACCCGGCGCAGCCGATCTGGACCTCGTCGCCGGCCATGGCGATCACCGAGGCAGCCGAGGCGGCAAGCCCGAGGATGCGGACCGTGACTTTGCGCGGGTCCGCGCGCAGCAGGTTGTAGATCGCCACGCCCTCGAAGAAGTCGCCGCCGGGGCTGTTGAGGTCGACCGTGATCTCGTCGGCGGTGATCGCGCGCAGCGCCGCAGCGATGCGCCGGGCCGTCACGCCCTCGCCGGTCAGGCCATAGGCGCCGATGACGTCGAGGATGCTGATCGTGCGGCTGCCGGTCACCGACTCCCGGCCGGGACCGGCGCGAAGTCCGGGGGTCCACTTCTCCAGCAGCGCCGGATCGGGGTCCCAGGCCTGCACCTTTGGTGGCCGCGACAGGTTGATCGGGGGTGCGCTGCGCAGCGTCATGGCTCTCGTTCCTCTGTCTCCGGCGGCGGTCCGTTGCCCTCCTGCCCCGCCGTCCGCGGTGCTGTCATGTTCGGCGGCGGATAGTAGACATCGCCGCCTGCACGCGGGTTCTCGTCCTCGAGTGTGCGAATCTCGTTGGGGCTCCAGACGCCCCATTGCAGGCCCTTCACGTAAGCTTCCCAGCGGGCCTTGATGTCACCCTTGACCAGCGCCGCCCGGTTGAAGCGGGCGTAAAGGTCGGGGCGCCCGTCCGGGATGAGATCACGGGCGATGGTCTCCTCCCAGGTCGTCAGGTGATCCTCGAGCGTGTAGGCGACAAAGCCGATCGACTGCTGCTCGATGCCGGTGCCCCAGCTCGTGGACTTCTCGGTGTCGCCGATCATGTGCGGCGGGACCCCGAAGAACATGGCGATGTCGGAGCGGGTGAACTTGCGGCTCTCGATCCACTGCGCGTCCTCGGCGGTCATCGCCATGCGAGCGTAGTCCATGCCTTCCTCGAGGATCAGGTGCCGGCCTTCCTGCTCGCCGCCCGAGCGGAACTCGTCGAGGCCCGCCTTGAGGTTGGCCACCGCCTCGGGCCCGAGCCGGCCCGGGTGGCGCAGCACGCCAGAGACCCGGGCCCCATTGCGGAAGGTCGAGGCGCCGTGCTCCTCCATCGCCAGCGACAGCCCGATCGTCTCCCGAGCGTGGGTGATGACGGACAGGCCGATGACGCCATCGAGCGTCATGCCGACGAGGTGGAACATCTCGGATTGCCCGAGCCGCACCCGCACCCCGTCACGCCGAGTGTAGACGTATTCCCGTTCCAGATCGTCCCGCTGCCGACAGGTGACCCGGTCCGGCTGCAAGGGGATCAGCTCCCGGACCTGTCCGCGCGAGCGGACGATCATCGCATAGGCATTGCCACGCAGCAGCAGATGCGTCTGCATCATGCGGCGGAACTGCGAGGGTGTCTGCCAGCGGTTGGGCCGGCGCCGCAGCAGGTGCCAGAGCGGATCGTTCGAGGCGTCCTCCCGGGTGCGGTCGTCGATGCGACGGCGCAACTGCAGCGGCAGCGTGGCGACTGCGCCCGCGATGATGCGCACGCAGGCGTGGACGGCGGCCACCGTGAGGGCGGTCTCGGGCGAGACGCTCACCCCGGCCGCCGTGGCAGCCACCCCGCGGAGGACCTGCTCCAGCTCGGACGAGGTATGGACCACCGTGCCGCCAATCGAGCTGAGGGACGCCTGCGGGTGCAGGTCCGGCTGCGGCAGATGCACGGCACCAGTCGGCGCCGCGCTGTCACGCGCGCCGAAGAGACGGGACCAGAGGGACATGCGTCAAAACCTGTCAAAGCAGCATCGGCCCGCGGGCCTGATAGACCGAGCGTCCTGCGGACTCGTCGCGCAGCATGGCCCGGCCGAGGGCGTTGCAGAGCGCCACGATGCCGTCGATCCGCTCGGACGAGCGTTCCTTGTCCGGCTTGATGTTGCCGGCCGGGTCATGGCGGACGGCGACGTTCGAGGCATTCCAGCGCAGCACCGGATGGCCCCCGTGCCAGAGGAGCCGCGAGACCGCGAGCCGCTCGAGCTCTGCCGTGGGCGCCGCCATGCTCAGGAACCCCTGGCCGAACTGGACGAGGTTCAGGCCCTCGTCCTGCAGATGCTGGACGATCTCGCCGGCAAGGGTACGGTCGTAGCTGAGCTCGCGCAGGTCGAAGCGGCTGGCGAGGGAAATGATCTCCGCCTCGATGAAGGCGAAGTCGGTGGCATTGCCGGGGGTGGCCACCAGGAACCCCTGGTCGCGCCAGACATCATAGGGCACCCGGTCACGGCGGGCGCGGCGCCCGATGTCCTCCTCGGGGACCCAGAAGCGCGACAGTACGATCCACTTCTCGGCCAGGCTCCCGAGCGCCGCATCCCGCGTCGGCGGAAACAGCAGCAGGAAGGCCGAGAGGTCGTGGACCCGGGCCAGGTCGAGCCCGCCGTAGCATTCCCGTCCCGCAAGCAGTTGTTCCAGACGGGAGAGTTCCCCCGCAATATCCGCGCCGCCGGCCGTTACCGGCAACCCGCCCTCCGCCCAGACCTCCATGTCGAGCCAGCGGGTGACCTGTTCGGTCCATTCGTTGAGCCGCAGCCGGCGGATCGCGTTCTGCTGCGCCGGCATCTCCCGCGCCTCGTCGATCTGGCGCTTGAGGTCATCGCGCTTCACCGTCACGCCAAGGCTCGGATTGGCCTTGATCCAGACCCTCGGGTCGGTCCAGTCGTCGCCCTCGTCGATGGTTGCGATGAAGGCGAACCAGGGATCGGCCGTCTCCTGCGGCAGCGTGCCCTCCAACGTTTTAACCGAGAACTCGTGATGCTGGCGGCAGACCGAGTGGCGGTCGTGGCCGGCGGTGGTGATCTCGACGATCAGCGGCTGGCGTCGCGCGCCCGTTGCCGTGTTGAGCTTCTGGATGATCTCGGGTCCCGGATGCTCATGCACCTCGTCCACGGCCGCGAAGTGCACGTTCAAGCCGTCCATCTTGCTGGCATCGGCCGAGAGCGGCCGGAACCACGACGCGGTCGGCAGTACCGCGAGGTTGTTGACGGTGCGGGTGACCCGGGCCGAGAGCGCCGGGCTCGCCGCCACCATGCGCTCGGCCTCGCCGAACACGATCCGGGCCTGATCCCGCGTGGTGGCGGCCGCATAGACATGCGCGCCGGCCTCGCCATCGGCCACCAGCGCATAGAGTGCGATCCCGGCCAGCAGCGCCGATTTGCCGTTCTTGCGCGCCACCTCCACATACGCGGTGCGAAACCGCCGCAGCCCATCCGCCCGCTTCCAGCCGAAGATGGAACCCACCGCGAACTGCTGCCAAGGCTGCAGATCGAAGGGCTGGCCCGCCCATTCACCAGTCGAATGTCACAGGTGGCTGAAGAACTCGATCGCGTGCAGGGCGGCAGCCCGATCCCAGGCGAGACCGCGCTTCTTGCCGAGCTTCAGATCGTCGAGGTGCCGCTGGCACGCCAGCCGGGTGAGATGTCCTGCCACGAGCTTTCCCGCGACCACCTTGCTGCTCCAGGCGGTCACCGGACAGCTCGGTGTCTTCCGCCCGGGGCCGGATTTACGCTGTGCTGCCACGGTTCAGAAAATCCTCGAACGGATCGCGGGTCTCGGCCGGCGCCGCCATGCGGATGCGGGTCCGGCTCGAGGGGGTCAGCCCGAACTCGCTCTCGATCTGGCCCAACTGCGCCAGGCATTTGTTTGCCACCGCCAGGAAGGGGTTCTGGATGATGTTGCCGCCCACCGTCTTGACCACCGGGCCGCGGCGCTTGACCTCCGCCTCGGCGTCGAGCCAGCGCCGCCAGATCACCGCGTAGCGGGCGAGCGCCCCCGCATCGAGCTCGGTCATCACCCCGTGCCGGGCCAGCAGCTCGGCCAGTTCGGTGAACTTTGCGGCGGCCGCATCGTCGAGGTGATCGGGAGCCGGCGGCACCGCCACGACCGGCTGCGGCTCGGCGGGGTTCATCCGGTGCGGCCGCGCCGTGCCTTTCACCAGCTTCAACTGCGTCGGGAGCGGTTTGCGGCCAGCCATGATTGACGTCCTTCCTGATGTTCCCTCCCCACAAAGCAATGATCTTGCTGCGATTTGCCTACACTTCGCAGCGCGGCGGAGCGACTCTGATGACACAAGGACGCTGCATCAGAGCCAGGGAGCCCCGAGATGACCCGCCGCACCACCGACAATTCCGAGGCCCTGAGCGCCTTCATCGGCAAGAAAGCCGAGATCGACGCGATGCTGGTCCGGCTCACCGCCCTCAGCGACGAGCACTTCAACGCCCACCCCGACGAGGTGACCTGGGGCCACGTCGGCACGCTCGAGCACTACGCCAGCCTGCTGAAGCGCATCACCGACAGCGCTTTCGGCGAGGGCGAGCACGCCCGCTGATCTCCGGCACCACCCGAACTCCTGCCGCGCAGACGCGCGGCTCGGGGTCGTAGGAGGGTCGTGACGGTCGCGGCCCCGAACACGGAGACGACCCATGGCACAGATCCAGCTGTCCGACGCCCAAGCCTTCATCCTGTCCACAGCCTGCGCATGCGAGGACGGAGCCATCTTCCCCGTCACCGCAAGCCTCAAGGGCGGCGCCGTCGGCAACGTCTGCAAGAGCCTCCTGAAGCGGGGCCTGATCGAGGAAATCGCAGCCACCGATCTCAACACTGTCTGGCGACACGACGAGGAACGTGGCCCGATCACGCTGCGCGCCACGCCGTTGGCCTATAGCACCCTCGGCATCACGGATGAACAGAGTGGCACGCCGCCGGCCGAAACGCCGACCTCCGCGGTCCAGCGCCGGAAGGGCACCAAGCAGGAGACCCTGATCGAGATGCTCCGCGCCGAGGGCGGCGCGACCATCGACGAGATCGTCGCCGCCACGGGATGGCAGCCACACACGGTGCGTGGCGCCATGTCCGGGGCGCTGAAGAAGAAACTCGGGCTCCACGTCACTTCGGAGAAGGTAGAGAACCGAGGGCGCGTGTACAGCCTCAGCGAGGCTTGACCCGCCGACCCTCATGATCGCCGTTCCTGCGGAGCGGCGGTCGCTCCTGTGGCACTCAGCATCCTGATCCCCTCGAAAGCCCGCCGCAGGGCGAAGGATCGTGCGATGCTGACCTGCCCCCCGCGAGATCCCTCAGTCTGATGTAGAGTCTGCTCAACCGCGAAGGAGCAGACGAATGAGGAAAAGCCGTTTCACCGAGGCTCAGATAATCGGGATGATTAAGGAGCAGGAGGCG